AAATTGAAGAACGGATCTCCCATTTTCGGGAATGCGGTCATCAATCTGCTGATAGATACGGCTATTTCTCGTGGCTCAGCTAAATCCCCGGTATAGAGACTTACGCTGCACTCACCGTTTGGATTCCTCGAAATCGGCTCGGGCGATTCCCTCTGCGATATTTCGAAGGAACTCGTTTGGATCACGGTTGCATTGTTGAGTATTTGCCCTATTTTTGTTGTCATAATTACCTGATATTACTTTCTCGAAATTAGTTGGCTTGATAAGCCAGTCAAAAGAGGCTCGCCAGCCATTTTTATTCTGGCCTTTGAGAAAATCGCTGTTTAAAGCCATTTGTATCATCCTCGCGAAGGTTTCTTTCCCGTATGTCTTGATACGTGCGTTTATCATCCCTTTTCGCTTGTCTGACAGAGGCATCCGTATATTTCCGAACGCTCCTTGCGTTTTTTCATTGAAAAATTTGACAAGTTCCGCGTAATCAATCCGTCCATCGTGCGGCTGTGAAGTCGCACATACAGGAGATTCGTTAGAATCTTCTGTTATATTTTCCTCTTCCTTTTCCTCTTCCTTTATAGGCACTGATTGTTCAGTGAACGTTCCGTGATTAATCAGTGATTGTTCAGTGAATTTAGATAAGATATTGTCTAACTTGTTTTTAGGTATGTTCAAATCGTCAACATTCGGTCGGTTTATCACTTGATGCCGAGCGAATTTAGGCAGATATATGAAATTCTCATTATTATAAGAGAACTGACATATAAATCCATTTGTCGCAAGCTCTGATAACCATTTCTCAAACTGTTGAACCTGAATTTGGTCATACGGGAATATCTTAGACTTTAACCATATCGTGTCACCGATCACAACGCCGACATCATCGGAGAAAGTCCATAATCCTATGTATAGGAGTCTGGAGTCTCTGCTGATCTTACCTATTTTGGAATCGTCCCAGAATTTAGGCTTAATTGTCCTTATCCGTGCCATGCTTATTTCTTTTTAGGTGTGTCATTTTTATGTAGTTTTATTTTTTAGACAATACAATATACTCCCCGGCCTAGACCGGGGCTTTTAAAATCTTAATACGTGAGTAGGGTAGGGCTATTTGATAGTCCTCTTGATCTCGTCCATCAACCTCTCTGTTATCCTCTTGTCGTGCCACTCATGCCATTCAGTGAATAGCCCCTTGGCGGCAATGAAGAAGAAGCATGAGTTCTTTAGCTCCGTCTCTTGCGAAGACGTGATGCGTGCCCATTTTAGCTGGTTCTTCACGTGCTCCAGTTCCTTGGAAAGCATGTCGTTCTCCTTGGATAGGCGGTTGATGCGGATAGTTTGTTGACGTGCTGTTGGAGTACTCATAGCGCACCTCCTTCCAGCCCGGCTAAAATGAATGCGGACATCAATAAGATTAGTACCTTGACATAGCCGATAACGTCGTTCTTGTTATCGCACTCGAGCAAGCCGAATGACATGAAGGTTAATAGCTTGGCGATGGATCGCCATGATAGGAAGCTCGTTTCGTGAGCGGACGTGGTTGTGCAATTACTGTTGTTCGTTACACTCGCAGATTTCAAGTTTCTTGGCATTGTAGTTGAAATTTGAGTTATGTACAAAAAGAAAGCTGTTCGCTTCCTTATTTTTCCGCCAAGAAACACTACATCAGTATCTGAGGTAGCCTACAAAGGAATACGAACAGCTCTTTATCTTTGCAGATATAAGCAATCGGATGGATATAAAAAATCCACCTTAGATACTAATATGTAAATGTTTTCTTGGCGGGAAAACGTCGCAAAGATACAACTCAAATTCAAAATGCCAAATGATTTTTTACAAAAAAGAGTGGCCGATTACCGAAACCACTCTTCACTATTTTTTATGTAATATTAATCCTATTCCTTTTTTGCCTTTTTCGTATTGAATGGAGACACATTTTGCATACCGTCGATATGCTCAAACAATTGAGGTTCTACATTTGCGCCCATCGGGTCTAAGATGAAATCAATGCCCTCACGCCTAGCCAGTTTTGCTGCCGGGACAAAGTCGGAATCTCCGGAGAACAAGACAATCGTATCAACAAAACCTTTTAGCGCCAATGAAGCGATATCTGTCCCAATCTTCATGTCTATCCCTTTTTGCTTTACATCCAAATATACATCCCCCTCTTTCAAGTCCTCGATCTTGATTGTCCCGGAAAGTAGTCCTTTGACTGAACTTGGTCGTATCATCCAGTTGTGGTTATCCTTTAGGGTCCCCATTCGAAGTGCTACTTTACGCTTTTTCTTTAATGCGTTGACTAATTCCATTTTAAACTTATACTCAGGAGTCTTGCTAAAATCAATTGCCTTTTTGGTTACTGGATTATGGGATTTCTTATCTAACGGGAAACAGTCATAATAGAAAATCCTATACAATGTGTTTTTACCTCCAACATGCTTCATCGCCATTGTATACAACAATTCCGCAACCTCTTCCCCTGACTTTCTTTTGTCTTTATTGTATTGTGCGTTGAAACGTTTGATAAAAAAGCCGCCATCTATTAAAATGGCGACTTTAACAGGAGGAAAATTTGTCTCTTTTTTTGCCATACCATTTAAAATGTAAAAAAAATGCCCAAGGGTTGGCACATCCATTATTCAATAGCGGCATTTGCAAGGACGCTTTCGGATGTGCGTAGCCATGAGCCTAATTCTGATGCAAATGTAAAGCATATAAGACGAAACGCAAAGAATATAATCAATTTTATTTCATCGTATGTTATAAAACATATCTTGTTCACATTCTAAATTCGATTCCATATTATGCTATAACGGTGTCGGTCGAGAAGGGTCGATAACCTCATTGTCTCGTTTTTGCTCTTTCCATTCCCTGAACTCTTTTAGTTCAAGAATGGAGTGGAAACCTCCTAGAACGAATGAATATACCATTGGGAGTTCTTGTATCGTATATCCTCCAGCCTTGCTTAAAAGAGACATCCTCAGTTTGATGTCTCTTTTTTCTCTTAGATAGTTTAAGATTTCTATTATCATGATTTAATCATATTGATTGCTCTTTTTAAACACCAAACAAATTGAAGTTTTTTTAGAACCACGGGATATATCCCGGTGGCGTGTTGTCCTTGTCCTTGAATCTTTTTAGATGCTCTTATGAAACCCTTATCCATATATTAAAAATCAAAATCCGGAGACTCTCCGCTCTGCAAGGACTTTAGTTTCTGGTCTACAAGGTGGTTTACATCCCATATGTTTACAGGTTGTATTTGCAGGTTCTCCGCCATTTGCCTTGCTACTTCCTCGGAGACAGGATTTATAGCGTATATGGCCCCCGATGAGAGGAAGCGGGTGAAGCCGGGTTGGTTACTTGTATCCGGAACGTCTACCCGAAGCATATTGGTACCGGCCACATTCTGTTCCGTACATCTTCCCGCTATCCTTGAATGGCCGAATAACTCGACCACGCACCATAAATCAAATTTCTCTTGTTCCATATTATTTTCTATTTTTAAAAGTGTTACAAAATCTCGTGGAGTTAGCTACCCGTCCAGCATCATGTATGATGCACCAAACGCATAGCCCCTTGTGAGGATGTCCGTTGGCGCAATCGCCACATTTCACCTTTTCTTGCTCGTCTTTCTTCTTAGCCATTTCAATCCTTTATGCCTTTCTGATCCCTCAAATCCTTTATTCGTTTCTTGTAATCTTCGATCATCAATTGGTAATCGAATGCCGAGAGTTTAGAGATAGAGTGCTTTTTCACCTCAAGCTCGTTAATTACTTTTATGCCATACTTATTTATCAAGCCCTTGGCATAACCGATGTTGTTGCCCTCGTCGAAACGGTTGCAAGACCTGCATTGAGCGTTGCAGTTTCTCTCGCTGTATCTGGTACCCATATGTGACCGGTTGACGAAATGTCCGCAATCTGCCTCTTTCCAATGCACGATCTTCCCGCAGCTTATGCAACGGCAATAACCGTTGTTGTCAGCATCCCTTATTCTTATAAATACGGAGAATATACGGTCTAGTCTGTTCTTTAAAGAGGTTATGTTCTTTACTTTTCCCATGGATGTTTTCTTTTTTCGTTTATTAATAAGAATCCTGCCAAGATCACTGCTATAAGTCCGAGTATTGCGGTGATAAGGTATATGGCCATTGTCAAGTGATCTAAATTCTGTATTGTTTCCATAATTATATGTTTGTTATTCGTGGACGGTGCCGGGATCGAACCGGCCTCTTTACGTCATGCGCACTCCGTAACGTTTCATCCCGGAATACTTACCGCCCGAAATCCCCGCATATCCTCACGGACGGCGGGGATAATCATTAACTAACCTGAATCTAATACCATGAAAAACACACTCTAATATTAATATCCTTAGTTCTGAATCTTTATTAAATCGGGTATCGCTCCATAAATGGGAGTACGACCATCCCATTTGTCGATAAACTGCTTATAAAGAATTTCTTTAGTCAATCCTCTCGAGGTGATTAACGCTTGTTCCGTTTTCAATTGCTCCAACTCGTTGCGTTTCCGTTGCTCCGCTATCTGCTGGTCTAAAACCGAAATATTGGTGTTAACTTCATTCCTACTATCAATTTTCTCGCGAACCGCCTTGGAAAACTCTAATTGCGCTGAGAATGTGAGTAATTGAAGACCTCTTTTCTCGAATTCCTTATCTACAATCTGCTCAAGGCGTTTCTCAAAAAGAAGCGAACCTCCGTCAGCCATTAAGCTGTCGGTCTTATGTTTACGGCTTTCCTCCTTGATCAGATCATAGATGCGAGGTTCTAGTATATTATCCTCCAATGATTGCATGAAACCGTCTTTGCCTGATTCCGTATCAGCCTTGTCTATGTGCTTGTTATCGAAAACAACGTCTATTGCCCTGTTTTTGATGACCTTGTAGGAGTAAGTGGGGCGTGCGTTAAACTCCGTATTGTCTGCGGCTTTTAACGTGACAGGGCTTCCGAACTCGCCTCGTTGGTCGAATAGCGGGACTTGAAATAATTCCGTGCCCCATTCCCAAGTTGAAACCCTGCCCGATACGACCTTGAAATCCTCCTTCCCTTGTTTCCCGTAATTTTCCATCAATACCCCAGCGTAATTAGGTGCTACACGTTCACAAGAGGATAAAAATACCATAGCGATTATCGCTATAGTAAAAAACTTAAAACTTGTCCTTTTCATTCTTGATAAAATTAAATAGTTTGTAAATTATAAATAATGAACTAGTTAACATAATGACTATTCCTAGCCATGCGTCAACATGGTTAAAAACTCTGTTCCCTGCCGGAATAAAGGCTATGGCCAATATCAATATCCAGTGTTTGTTGATAAATTTCTTCATGATCTTTTTATTTATTAAACTTCTAGCTCTTCAATTAAGAGTTGCCCGCATCCCATGAACCATACTTGGGAAGCTGGCAATTTTTGTAGCAAGGCTATCTCTATCGCCGCCTCCTTGAACTTGCCCTTGTCATGCCCGGCCTTTTGCCTGATGAAGGATTGCGTCCTTGTTATAAGATCCCCGTCCCCTTCTTTGGGATCACGGGTTATGATCTCCTTACATTCTATCATCTTGTCCTCGATGGACTTGCCGGAGTCGGACAATGATCTCTCTATCTCTTCTTTGTCTATGTCAACGACTCTCTTGTTGACATCCGCGTTGAACGGGAACACGTCCATGATCATTGTCTCCGTTACCGAGGCGATGGTATAATCCGCC